TTGACGCTCTCGGCCTCTACCTCATCGGCATAGTGGCCGCCGGCATCCCAGCACCAACGCTCGACACGCATTGGAACGCCGTCAGCCCGAGTGAACTGCCGGTGGATCTCCAAGCCGACCTTACGCCGTAATTCCTCACTGGCCGGATCGCCGGTCAGAATGAAACGGTGAACAAGCCATGCCTCCTCGCCAAGACCGAAAGCCCAAACGCGGCCCTCGTAGCGGTCATCCTGGGTGTCGATTCCACCCATCAGGACAAGCGCTTGCGGCGGCACCTTCGGGTAGTTCTCGCGGCGGGCATAGAGCGTCTGCCACTCCACGCGGTCGCCCTGCTCCTCTTCCCACACCTCGCCGCGCGTGGTGTTGATGAAGGTAATCAGCTTCTCGCGGTCGCCCTTGACCTTGAGCCACTCGTCAACCAACGACACCCAGGTCGTCCAGGTGCTGTAGATCGCCCAGCAGTAGAAGCTGACCGAGCGCGGCGTGCGGATCGGCTCGTTGTCTGGGCCGAACCAGTCGATGCTGTCGCGCGTCCAGATGCCGGTCTCGTCGCAGATCCAGCGGCCTTTAGCCTGGGCCACCACCATGTCGCGGTGTTCAAAACAGGCTGCACAGTGCTCGCAGACGTACCAGGCGCGCTCGGCCTCACCCAGCTCGTTCTTTTCCCACTTCAGGCCGAACTCACAATCCTTTCCGCCAAACTTCAGGTGCTGCTCCCGCTGACAGTGAGGGCAAGCAATATGCAGGCGCAGCCGGTGCGGAGACTCTTCCGCCGCCTTAGTGATCTGGCAACTGCCAGCGACCCCAGGCGTAGACCCCCGGATAGACTTCGGGTAGACCGCACCGTCCAGGCGCTTGTCACCTAGGAATGTCGGCGAGCCTTCGCCCTCGACGTCGGCGTCGAACTTCGACAGTTCGTCGTAGATCACCTCATCGGGCGACTTCTCCCGGTAGTTCCGGGAGGCCTTGCCACCGCGGATCCAGAGGTTGCGGCGGTTCGCGAACACCTTGTTGTCCAAGGTGTTGTCGCTGTGCTTCCGACCGAACCAGGGCGCCAGTTCCAGCATGACCGGCACGTCGCGGATCAGGCCATTGACGTGGCTCTTGCTGATGTCCTCGGCGTCCGGGTCGGTCGGACTCCACATCATCACGTTGCGGCGCTTGTGCTGGATCTTGTAGCCGATGTTGGCCAGCAACAGCTTCGTATAACCGATCCGGGCCGACTTCACGAAGTTGACCACTCGAATCAGGTCGTTGCCCATCGCGTTCAGGATCGCGATCTGGAAGGGTGCGGTCTTCCAGCGGCCCTCGTTGTAAGAGGACTCGGCCGACATGTAGAAATGCTTGTCGGCCCACTCCACCGCCGTCATCGGCGGCTCTTTGAACATTCCCTGCAAACCCAGCTTGACCGCAGTGCGCAGATCACTGATCCAGGGTTGCAAGGTACTCATCAAGGATTCCCGGGATGTCGTCGCTGAACTCAGCGGAAAGGTTTCGCGCCAAGGCGATCTCCCGCTCGAAGGACTCCATCACCAAGGGATCAGCATCCGGGTGGCGGCGACTGACCGTTTTGCAGACGGTCTCCAGCGCCGAGCCAATCTTGGCGGCGATCTTCGCCAAGGCGAAAGTGGCGAACGGGACCGGGACCAGGAGCTTGTCCTGGACCTGGTTCTTCTGCTCTTGGGCGTAGGCCTGGGCCTTGGTGAGCCGGAGTCGCTCCTGTGTCAGCTTGGCTTCAGCGTAGGGATCGAGACCTTCCGGTAGCTCCCCCTCAGGTTGTTGTTTCCGAGCGGCGTGCTGGATGCGGTTTTCGACCACATCCGCCACCGTGTAGAAGGCCTCTCGACCTATTCGCTCGATTGGTTGAACGCCCCATTTATCAAAGGCTTGCGGAGAAATCCCGAGGCTCGCGGCCATCTCGGACTTGTTCAACCATCCGCGCTGTTTGGTTGTTTCGTTTTTGCTCATGACTAAACAACAACCAACCTCCGAAAAATGGTCATACATATTTGGCGCGCGGGGCTCGAATTACCCTCTGACGGGGGCACCTCCGGGAGGACCCGCCAAATTTTCAAACTTGTGCTGGACAACAAGAATTCGCACCACTTTGGTGCGCTCATCAGCGCCTCGCAGCGAACCGAGCAGCAACGCCGCGCATCGCCACCTCGAACTCACGCGGCAGGTTCTCGTCGGTGTACTGCTGCGCGATCTCAAAGAAGCTCAGCCGGCGGCGATACGAAGGGCGTGACACGAAGGCCATGATGATCGAGACGGCATCCCGGCCTCGGCCTGTGCGCTCAGCAATGCCTATAGGCTGGCCCTTGCGTGTCATGACGAAGTAGCGGCGAGCATTACCCTTCGCTCTGCTCCGTCTGCTATCAGTGGCGTTCGCGTTGTACCCGGCCTGAGTGAAGCCCCGAATACCGCTCAGCGCTCTGGTCACTTGACCTCGCCTGATGTTCCCGTAGCGATCAAGATCAGCACCGGCGCCGGGCACCACGTACTTACCTTCGGGCAGGATCCCCTTGGCCCTGAGCTGAAGCTCGGCCGGCTTGTTCCGACGCGGCCCACCGTAGACCTCGGGGGCAATCCACACCGATGCAGGCTGCGCACCGTCCGCTTCGTCCTTGAACCAAACCCGCGCTTCGAGCCGGTCTTTCCTGGCTGGCACCATGCGCAGGCTGTTCAGGGTGTACGGGGTCGGGCGGTCGAACACGACACGCATCTCATCGCGCAATCGATCCATCAGGCCTTGCGCGGTCCGCGTAAGCGCAGTGGCTGTCGCGTAAGGAATCTGCCGCTGCTCAAGCTCAGTCAGGTCGGCGAGCTGCTGCTGGAACCCTTCCGGCTTGATGCTGATCATCTTCGGCAATACCTCGGCAGGCCGGCGATATGCTTACGCAACGCCGCGATTATCAGTTCGCGTCGCTCGACTCCGGCTCGGAGATCAGAAACAACCTGTCCATCAGCGGCAGCAAGGACGGCTCTTCCTGCATCAGCGCTGCCGGTGGCTCCGGGAGCCTGGTGCACTCCGCCTGCGGGGCAGCGGGCTTTGACGTACACGACGCGAGCACCAGTGCCGATAGCATCGCGGCGCAATTGGTTTTCTTCATGGGAGGCCTGTAGTGCTGCTTGGTATGTGCGGGCCAGGGCGTCGGTCTGAGCCTGTGCCTGGGTGTCGCGCTGGGCCTGCTGGGCCATAGTGGTGATCGTCTCAGCGGATTGCTCGACGGCGGCCTGCAGGTCATCACGCTGGGCGGTTACGTGATCGAGGCGCCAGAACACCAGAGCAGCCACCAACGCCACCACCAACCACGGAGACCACCTCATCACGCACCCGCCAGCGCTGCGCGCGCCCATTCAAGGCGAGCCGCACGGTCGTCTGCGCCGTTGCAGCCGCCGTTGATCTTCAGCGTGATTCGCTCGAATCGGCCTTGATCAGCCAGGTCGTTTAAACCCCGCGACTTCCACCACCACCCCGAGGCGATAGCTGCCCAGGTCCGTTGCTCCAGCAGTTCCGGTTGCGCTACCAGTGGCAGCGCCAGGGCGCGGGCGGCTTCGGCGTAGTTGTCGTGGCCCGTAATCATGATCAGGCCGCGCCCCCGGTATCGATACCCATCGCCCGTATCCGGTGAGCCGTTGCCCATCCGGTTTGCGTAGACGCGGTTCGCGATGCGCTCAGGCTGGCGTGCGTACTGCTTCGCCTCTGCCGGCGTGAACCGCTTCGGCCACGTCTTGAGCAGGCCTTCTGCGGAGTGGTTCAAGTTCTCGACCAGACGCTTGAGGCTCTGGCTTTCGTGCCCGACTTGGGCCAGGAACATCGCCACGCGCTCGGGCGTGTTGATCTCGAACCGAGCCATGGCGCCGTTGATGTGGTCAATCCAGATGTCGGCAGTAGCAGCACCGCAGCCGGTAGCACGGTCGAGTTGATCGGCAGTGATCTTCATTCGCCAGACCCTCGACGCGGCAGCCTGATCCCAGCGTAACGGTCGGCCAGGTCGCGGATCTTCTCGACGCCCAAGAAGCCGATCCAGCCACCAATGAAGGTGGCCATGCTCTGCGGCACGCCAAAGAACTCGAAGCCGCTGATGATCGTCAGCGCCAGCCCACCACACAATGCGCCCTCCAAGAGGGCCTGCCGGCGCGTGCCGCCGCCGTAGATGATCCTGGCCATGGCCATGGCCCACGACAGCAGGGAGGCGTAGATGATCGGCGCATGCTGGCTCAGCCAGGCGAGCAGGGCCGCCCAGGTGTCGGGTTTGTCGGGCATCTTCATCGTCTCAGTTCCCCTCGCCGGGGCAGAAATGAAAAAGCCCAGCGCAAGGGCTGGGCAGGGAATGGGTGCAGGTACGGCCTTTCAAGGGGGCC